CAGGATTGATTTGCTCAGCGAGGATAGTCACATCAGCACGAGTGCCGGGAATACTAGTAAGCCAACCTAGATCTTCCATAGAATCTCGTACCATGCGATAGAAGGAGTCCTGAATGCATGCGAGTCTCTTACCCCCAACGTACGTAGCCATAATTAAGCCTCATCTTCGGCTTGTAAGTGCAGCGTATATAGAGTCGGCAGAAAGAGCGAGACAGGAGGGTCTACGAAGTTAATTGTATACATACTGCCTCCTAGCCGAACTTTTTGTGCTCCCCTGACAAGGGCATAGTCATCGTCCATAAGATAAAGTTTTACTCGTGGATTCTCAAATTCACCGATAGCTGTACCATGACCACCACGTTCCACAAATTCATAGACACAATCGACCTGCACTTCGTCATGCTGATCTATTGTCAGAGGAGCTTGATTAAAGTCGAAAGGACGACCAGCTGAATTAGGATTAGCGAATGTAGCTAGAGTCTCCCATACAAATGTAGCCCGCTCCTCTACGGATGTGGGCATACCCATTTGCATGGTTGAACGAATAGCATCACGGAACGCTTGCTCATTGAAGCCAGCACCGAATGAAGGATTAGACGGTTGGGCCATTAGTTACCAACCCACACCGAAATACCTTCATTCAAGGCAGACTGGCGGGACTGATATGTGTCAATGAGATAGAAGGCTCTTGTCACTCCAGTCTCTGCCAGTCGTTCCAGAAGATAAATTCTACGTTGTGACAGATCGTCTAACAACGCCTTCAATAATTGTGCTGATTGTTGTGTCTCATACTCTACCGGTCCAGCCTTAGCACGGAATGTAGTGTTCAGTCTCAACATCTGTTGGAAGAGAACCGCAATACTCGTATAGAGTAGAATGATTTGCTGTTGATCTCTAGAAATTGTGGCTGTACCTGAGCGGGGACTAACAACACCATCAACTTCGATATAGTCTTGTATTAGTCCATCGTTCCAGGCATTCCAAAAGCCATCACGAAGACGGCTCGTCCACTCTTCCTCGCTAACATTAGCGAAAGCGTCCTCACCGGGACTATTCAGGTTATACTGAAGATCAGGAATAAGATCCGTCAAGTCGAGAGAGGCCACAGTCTACTCCTTATAGTTGAGAAAGTTTAGTTTCCTTAAGTGTCTTAGTTGTCTGATCTCCGAGGTTACGCTCTAGTTCAAGATCGGGGCCGACCTTTTCACGCTGAGCTGCGATAGCCTTGCTCTGGGCAAGACTCGCCTCAATCCCGTCTTCTTCAGCAAGTTCAGCTAGGCGATCAAGAAGGCGAACGTTATCAATCTCAGCAATGCTTTTCTTGAAGGCTGTGATAGACTGAGCAAACATCTCACGAAGATCTGACTCACTCTTCACATTAGGTGAGAGTGCGATCTCCTCAAAGTCAGCAGCCGTATCAACAAGCTTGACAGGGGTAAGAGTTCCGTTAGTAAATAGATCAAACTCTGTACCGGGACCCTTGGGTACCTTTGTCTGATTGAAGCGGCGCTCTTCTGATGTCATGCTTACTCGCTCTCCTGGTCCGATGCGGTGGGACTTACGAATATTCGGGGTGTATGGATCCCATAGATCAACATAAACTTCACCCTGATTAAGATTCGTCCATACTTCACGCTCTTCTGTTTCTGACACTACCTTCTCCTTTGTGTATATCATCCTATATACTATAACGGCAAGTCAGTCGAGAATGAACTTGATCTTCCCTGCATCATAGATTCTGTAAAGACCATTCAGTTCTGCTAGCTGAGTCTCAGTCATATCTGCGTGGAATTGTAATTCTGGATCTGACTCGAATCGGACCTTGCGGTAACCGAATTTATGTTCCCGCACTCGACCACCTGATCGAACGTAACTGTAATCTGGATCAAGGATTTCAATCTCCCTGAACCCTGTCTGATAATACAGGTCACCATCTGATAAAGTAAGATCGGCAAAGGTCTTAATTGGTCCATCGTGATCAGCTCTGAATGCCTTGAGAAGTCTTGTGAAGCCTCCTGGGACCGAAGCGCTAGTAGCATAGCGTACAAGATCCCAATCAGCATCTTGGTCTGAGACAGACTTCATGCTCAGAAGGGACACAAGTCTACCCTCGTGTCTTAGACCGTAACGATAGCTGGCCGATGTGGACCCTTGGACGTGATAACTATCAAGAAATTCTCTAGCCTCAGGGAGGGGCACTGTTCGATCGATCTCAGTTTTACGAGCGCCAATCTTATCTGAGTTAGAAAGTCTAAGACGGTTCAGTAGCATCGACTCAACAATCGGTCGGCGGAACAGCCAATCATCTTCCCAGATCTGAATAAGCCGGACGCCTTTATCCTTGCAGGCTCGATACTTATCACGGTGATAAAGTCTGCCAACTCGCTGCTCAGAGTGCCAATACAGTCCGTTAAATTCAATTGCTATGTTCTTCGACGGAATATAAATATCTAGTTCTTTCGGTGCAATCAATGATCGATTTGAGCGTTCGATGGGAATATGTGATTCGATAAAATCAGCAAGATCGGATTCAAGTTTAGAAACAAATAATAATTTACCCCTAGTTAAAGAATCTTCTAAAGACCATTTATGTTCAAGAAATCTCGATTGTAAAGTAGAGATATTATCTATGTTACAACGTTTATCTTTTAACCAATCTACTAAAGGTTTACTTTCTCCAAATGCAGAGTAATGAGGTGTATTAAATTTATGATAGTAATCACTGTTCATGGCTGAAACTAAATCCCATCCGTACTGCAATAGTCGACTAGCCAGAAGTTCTCTATCATGATGGATACATCGATAATCTAAAGCCCAGTCAGATAGGCTTTTCACTTCTCCGAATGCTTCGTAAACTGGGATATTATTGACCGGGCGAATAAGAAAATCTTCAATATCATCACCATGCTTAGTCTTTGCATCTTCCATCCGGTGGCGTAACGTTTGTTTTGTCACTAAACATCTCTCATCTTCTAGCCAGGAACGAAATGTCTTCATCTCTCCGAATGCATAGTACCGGCGATCTCCAGGTAATGCTAGCGCTTCTTCTAGAGTCATACCCTCGTCAAGACGACGCTGTAAAAGCTTATAAGATTTAACTTGTGAGCGATCGTCTCGTGTCCAAGCGGTGAGAGATTTAAACTCTCCGTAAGCTTCGTGCATTGGGGCATCAGGAGCCGTAACTAAAGCATCCTCAAAGGACCAACCCAACTGAAGACGAGACAGAAGAGTGGCCCCTAGGACCTGACACCTAGGGTCGCTGATCCAATCTTTAAGACGCTTAGTTTCACCAAAGGCTGTATGAGTCGGAACCGGCTTTGGCCCCTGCGTAATAGCTCGTTCGAAATCCCAACCTGAGGCAAGACGGGTACGCACAGTACGATGATTAGCTACGAACCGTGGATCAGAACGCCAAAGTGCCCACGACTTAGATTCCCCAAAGGCTTCGTAAAGTTGCATAAATATATCCTATCACAAAAGTGGCTACAACGCAAGAAACCGGCCCGAAGGCCGGTTTCTTAACAAAACGGGTAGAAGCTTATGCAGCTACAGATGAATCAACAATTCTGCGAGCGTGGCTCGGGCGAACTACGGTCATGCCGTAGTTCAAGCGCTGCTGCCAGTGCCAGTACTCGGCTTCCTCTTCAACCCATGAGGCTGTACGAGGTGTACCGTAGAGAACTGTCTTACCGACAGACTTACCAACAATCCAGAGTTCATTTCCAGGGAAGTATGAACGACCGTACTCGTCAGTGAAGTTACGAAGCTCGATAATCGGTACACCCTGGAAAGTATCTAGGGTACGGTTATTGAAGAGCTTCTCGTTTGTTCCAGGTAGGAACGAAGTGAAAGTGTTAGAGTTCGTAATCGAGTTACGAAGCTTGTTGATCATGGTCGAACGACCAACGATTACAACAGGCTCATCTACGCTAGGCTCTACGACATCCTTCACGGCATCAATGGCGTTACTCACCTGAGTGAAAGTAAGGTTGCTTGTTGCTGTGTAGTATGCTGAAGATGAAGGAATACCAGCCTGTAGAAGCTTAAGCCAACGACGATTCATTTCTGCATCGATGCGGACTGGAGCCTGAGCTACAACCTTCTGAGCGGTAGGTACGAAGCCTGTCTCAAGGCGGTCAACCTGCTCTACAACGTGGATACCAATCTGGTCCTTCGGAACGTAGGCTGTCTCAGCGTGAATACTTGACTCTTCGATGTAACCACCACGAGCGATGTGGAAAGCGGTAAGACCACGAACCTCAGTCTCGATAGTAGCTAGCTCGGCAAGACCCTTGCGCTCCACGTTTGACATGATCTCGATAAGGTTAGCATGATTAAAACCATACCATACTTCATCGCTGATCTGCTGACCAACCTCACGCACCCAAGCGGGATCGTGAACTAGATCTGCGGCCTCGTTATTCAGAGCGTTAATTTGGTTCTGGAGGTCTTTAATCTTGTTGTCGTCTACTTTAAACATTACATGCCTCCTTAGAAGTTAAGCTCTGCTTCGACAACACCATTTGTCGAATCAACGGATGTTACAACCCACCAGCCATTAGCTGCGGTAGAAGTTTCCTTCCAGTAGCCTGCAGCGTCATTACCATCACCAGGTGTGAGATAATCACCGACAGCTACAGAAGGAGTCGCCTGGCTTACACCGGCTACCATAATGCGGGCCTTAGGATAATTCGCACGGCCAACGTAGCTTGCGCCTGTTGGTGTGTTAATGAAGGCAGCTTTGACACGACCGTTACCACCAGTTACAACCTGTACGGCGTCACCTGGAGTAGCGAGATCTACGTCTGAGAATGTGATGGTACGACCATCGAATCCTACTGCTTCAATGTTTTCAAATACTAGAATGCCGCCTGTACCGACCTTAGGCTTAGCCTGATCACCAGTTGCAAGTGTGACAGTTAGACGACCAAGGCCATCATTACTACCATCAATGAGAACTGGGACACCAGTTGTTAGCTGGGTAGGCCCACCAAGAACGAATCGAGCGCCACGCTCACCATTACGGGGAGACTTACGAAAAACGAAATTACGAGTTGCCATTACTTATCCCCCCTTCAGAGGCTCTTCAGGTTGATGCCAGCAGCTTCAGCCTGTTCAGTTACTGTTCGAATACTTTCGATGAAGGAAATATTCTTTCCTGCATCTTTACGGAGTGTACGCATTGCTGTCTCACGACTTGCGTCTTCTGTTCCGGTCTTAGCTGTTGAAAGCTCTTCCCACTCTACTAGACGATCTGCGAATGCTTCGTCGCTGAGCTGTGCCCAGTCGCCAATGCGCTCTGCGATCTTCTCATCTGAGAAAGATGTCTTTTCCTTGAGAACTGCGATGCGGCTCTCCTTGACAGCTTCGGCCTTCTCCGCTGTATCCTGCTCGTCTACGACGGCCTGAATCCATGCAAGAGAATCAGCTAGAAGCTGCTCTGCGTTTGTTGCCTTAAGTTCAGCAGCATCAAGCTTGTCCTGAACTTCAGCCAGCTTGCTCTCGGCCTCAGCCTTAGCAGCAGCGATCTTTGAATCTACCTCACCGGCAGCTTCGGCATCCTTGAATGCCTTAAGCTCATCACGAATAGGGGCAAGGGCTGCTTCGACTGCAGCATCAAGTTGTTCTTGAGTAAATGTTTTGTCCACTTCACCCCTTTCATCGGGTTCATTGATTACGGTTGGATTACATACAGGACACTCTGTCTTGTGTTTTGCGAGATCGAAATCTGCTGGAGCATTTTCCAGAAGTTCATCATGTGCTTTAATGAGATCGTCCATAGTTGCTCCTTAGTCCTGTCTAAAAAACTTATCGTCTTATTCTTAAATAATGTTTACTTTAGGGCAGCGTGAGTCTGGAGAAACTGCATCTGCAGACTCCACATCAAGTTTTCCCAATCTTTTTCAGTACCTTCAGGATTAGTTGTAGCAATGTCATGAAGGATCTTTTCTTTTTCAGAATCTGTCGTTAGCTTGGAGATCTCTTTTACATCAGCCTGTGTCCAACCAGGACGATTACCAGGCATAATCAAAGCTCCAGCCTTGAAATCTGGCTTATTTAGTTGACGGTAACTAGAACGCTCCTGAATATGTTCACAGTAGCTCTTAGAGTTAGGTCCGGCATAAGCAAATTCCTGGCCACAGCCATTATCACCAGCACACGTAACTGTTTCTGAGACACATTCCATGCTGACAAAGAGTTGGCCCATTTCATAAGCATCAGCAACTTCCTTCATCAATTCTGGGAAGTAGTACTGATAGAATACTCCGAGTGTCTCGATATAAGGATTTAGAACTGAACTAGCCTCGGTAGGGATCATCATCTCTGCGTTAGCCCAGTGACCTACAATATCATGAGCGTGATGGTCAACGTTCATAGGTGAATGTTCAATAGACGGACGGCTTACCTGAAGATCCTCATATGTCCAGTATTGACCATTAGAGTTAGCATTGTCAGCCTCTACATAGCGTGCAAGAATCCACTTATAGTTAGCGTTCTCAACAACATGTTTAGATGCCCAAGAAGCCATGTCTCGACTAGTGTCAAGCACGGCTGCCGGTACAGTAAGATAGAAACTTTCTTGCCCTTCAGTAAGAATCGTCATAATTACTCCTGTTCGTCTTCTGGCAGTTGCTCATCTTCTAGTTCTGCCTTACTCTTCTTAACGTCACTCTTTCGTGTAGAGTTAGGTTCGTTCGATGGGCTAGGCTTACCACTAGCTGGGTTTTGACCGCCACCATTTGCATTACCACCGCCAGCGCCAGGTACAGCGCCCGCAGGACCCTGGCCTGGCATCAGCCGTGCACCAAAAATATCCTTGTAAAGTTTCTTCTCACGCTCGACACGGTATGCCTCTTGTTCAAGATCGATATCCAACTCATCCAACATCGTTTGCTGAGAGATGAAGTCAGCCTGAAAGAGATTCCAAATCAGTTCACTGTAGTTAGGGTCGAAGTCAAGGGCGATGCGACGAGGATAGAACGTCATCACGGGGTCACCTTTCAATTCGTCATTCTTCTCCCAGACCTTTTCGATTACCTTATCCATAACAGAGTCACGAATATTGTCACGGCGGGCTTCCATGCTGGCAGCAATGACTTTGAAAAGCTTACTAGAATCATCGACAGCCGTACCAGCAGCGTAGTTACCGGTCTGTAGAATCTGGAAAAGACGAGCCGTAATACGAGAATCAAGAGCATTATGGCGTTCCGGCTGCAGAGTATGATCTGTCTTCTTCGTCAGGATTTCGATATCGATACGGTGATCCGTGATCATCAAGGAGTTACGAGAGTTGGAACGCATCTGAGATGCAACGCCCTGTAGCTCCTGATCGGTAGCGGGCTTCTTATCGTCACCCTTTTTAACGAGCACGATACAGTTCAAGTTACCTAGAATATCTGAACGATCCGACTCACGAAGGTTGTGCTTCAGGTCGAGCAGTTCGAAAACAGACGTCATACGGACATCAGCGAATCTCTGATATGAAGGACGTGATGATGTAATCCGCCATACGTTCTCAGGATTCAACACGAAAAGACGGTTAGCAAGATCGATGTCTCGACCGATCAAGTCTGCTAGGTCAGCTAACTCAAACTCATTAGCGGGAACGTAGGGACCTACGAAGAGGGATTTCACAATCAGATCTGATGAGTTCAGGCCAACAAGACTGTTCTCAATCTGTCTGGCCTCATACATATCATCAGCGATATACACAAGCTGCTCGTTACCAAACAAGAAGTTGCCCACCGGAATGATCTTCAGCGGATCAAGCGTAGACATACCAGTTGGCACAAGGAGCTTATACTTCTTCTTAGGTGGGCGTCCAGACGGCTGAGTGCCCTTGACTTTGAATTCCTTACGCCCCCACTGCACAGCTACGTAGCACTGTGAGATAGTGAAAAGTTCACGCCAGATCTCCCGCATACGCTGAGTAAGATCCAATTGATCTAGGATCTGCTTAGCAATATTGTTCAGGTCATCGTCACCGCATTCAACACCAAGGCGTTTGAATGCGAGCTGTTCTGTAACCTCGACAGCGTTACTGACCACATCATCGTACTTGGCCGCTTCTGCAGCAACACGGAATTGATCGTAGATATTCTCAGGGATAGAGTACTTATCTTGATTAAACGGAGTACCGTTACGACGACGAGAAGAACCCTTCCAAGAGTCTACCCAACGTTCTACACGAGCAAATTCACGGCGCTCTTTTAGAGCCTCGATAATAACTTCGTTCGGTAGACCGGACTCGTTTAAGAGCCCAACTTCACCCTCTAGTTCTTCTAGATCTTCGTCTTCAAACATTGTTACCCCTTAGAAGTCTGCCAATTCAATTCCTCAACTGAATTTACTCTACTGAAAATCTTGAACTGTTCGGCCATTTCGGCCAGGAATGGGTCGAGTGAATCGATCCTAAAGCGATTAAATTTTGGATTAGAGGACTTCACAATCCCCTGGCGAATGAGACTAGCTCTTGCCCTATATGCTGAAATCGCTCGAAGAATCTCTACGAGATCTTCATTTGTATGGAAATCATACACGTCTTTCAAATATCCGATTAACTCGTTTGTGTACTTTTCAATCTGGCTTTCAACTGGATCGGAACTCAAAGTAACTCTCTTCTCTCTCTAGGTAACGGCAATTTAGTATGTAATCATTGCTGGCGGGGTCCATATCTGCTTGTGAGATTCAATCATCTCATCAATGAAATGTGTCTGCCAGGTAAATAGAGCCATTCTCATAGCATCTAGATTGTGCATCCCCTGTTTTCTCGATGATCGACCATAGGCGTCAAGGGTATTTCCGATCTGTTTAGTCGTGCCAGGTGTAGCCTGGAGTTCATCAATAAGTTCTCTATCATATGGAAGAATAATATTTCCACTATCTACCAGTAATCGAATAGCATCGGTTGATGCCTCGATAAATGGACGCATAATAGCAGCTTTGAGATATCCCTCAGGATCATATTCATCGATTTCAATATCTGGATCAAACCCAACGATCACCTTAGTAGAAAATTGGCAGTCTTTAATACGACCAAGCATATACGAAAGCTCATCATTCTGTCGAACCTGAGCACGCAGATTATCGATCAATGGGAATCCAGCACCAGTAGCATCGAGGGCATAAGCCATTGGCCTATATAGATTCATTAAGTAGATAATTGCTTTAACTTGATCTTCTGGAGAGACTTTACGTAGAAGAAGTCTAGTAATTAATTTTAATACTGTTTCTTGCTTCTTGGGATGCTTATCTTCTGCAAACACAACGATTGAACTTGGACTCTCAGTCCAGCCAAGGTCCATCCCAATCCAAGTCTTCTTATATCTTCCATGAAGTACCGGAATCTTAATAAGATCTTCAATATTTCCAGATATCAAGTCACGAATTTGAGCTTCATCAATAGTTCTATTGTAATAGTCAATAGTATTATATTCGCTATCAAGGTTAGAATCTGTCACAGCCATAAGACGGTGAGCTACGAACATTGGTGAACCAGCGTCAGCAGGAAGACCAAGAATATTACGACGATAGCCTGATGAATCATAGCCACCATATTCTTCAATCTTATCTCTGCGTTCCTTCTCAGTCCAGTTAGGACGGTACATAGCCGGAAGACGAGTGACCGTCCAAGTAGAATTCTTACCAGAAATGTTCTGGTTGAACGTACCACCAATACCGAATGATACCCCATGGCAATTCGAAACAATAATGCCTTCGACTACGTAGCTATGATCTTCTTCTACTTCGAGATCATATACATGATATGTTTCCAATTGCTCAATAGCTTCAATAGGTGACCAGAAAAGATTATCATTCAATTTAAAAGTTTGAGGTAGTTTATATTCAGATAATTTTCTCATCTGTACCGTCCAGCCTTCAGCACAGTTAATAACTCTACCTTCGATCTCTCCAAGATGTGGGGGGACATACCGAATATTAGCTACATAATCTAAGGACTGAGCTAGTAACTTAACATCAAGCGCTAATTTATGAGACACTGTAAAATATTCCCAGCGGGTTCGTGTTTCAGAGAATGAACCATCCCCATAATTTAATCCATTTAAAACTTGTTGACGAGCATGGTTATCTAGTCCGTAAACCCATCTCGCAATACCTTTATTATTAGCTAGACTACCAGCTTCATCTTTAAGCCATTGAGCTACAGAAGCGTTCTGCACACAAACCTTAGTTGATTTCCCCTTGCCACTATCATAGCTAGTTTTCAGTCCCAGAGATTCAAGTAGTGATGCTACGTAAGGAGCTTCATCGTCGTGTAAGCACCAGTAAGCACGTCGATGACGGCTGTGACCGTGCTTGAAATCGGTGGTGTAACCTTCTGCAATAAACAGACCATAAAGCCATAGCCAGACATGATCGTTAGTATTGTCAATCACCGAATTAGAACTAAGTTTTTCCATGGAGGGGGCCAAATCTGGGTCTGGAGTAAATACAGGACTAGCCCAACTAGTTTGATAATTTTTGTTTTTAATAATTTGTTCAGAGGTTATCCATTTAGAATCCTCAAAAAGCCCACCTTTACGCTTCCTTGTTCGAGTGTATAATTTGTGATTTTCAGTTGCAATCAACCCATCTATACCTTGGCCAACAATCTTAACACAATCAGCATATCCATTGTCGAATACATTTAACACTTTACGCCAGCGATTTTTATGTGTCCAGACCTCATCGCCAATTTGAACGTCTTGAATGACTTTCCATCCATTTTTGGTGAGAACATTTTGGTCTTCCGCAATGCAGCGCCAACGAGCACGAGGATTCTGAATCTTTACAGTTTCCTTGATTTCAGTCCAGCCAGCTTCAGGATAAGAACTAGCCTCATCTTGCTCTAGGATAAGTGGATGTGTATTGTGACTCACTATACCATCCGCTATATAAGAATGATCTTCTGTAATTAAGTCAACAAAGGTCTTCTTGCCAATTGATGAAACTTTATTTATAGGATAATAAATAAAGTTTTCATCTTCAATTTCAGAGATTATATTATTTGATGATATGAATTTAGGCATAGCCCAGTAGAAATTATCTAAATGCGATACATTTGCCCATTGAGATTCAGTGAACTCGTTGTTAATCTTATATTTGCCATAAAACTGATGTACCCCATTCACAATCTGCGGTGATGAACCAATACCAACTACCTCAAATCCTTCATCAACAAATTGACTAACATTACTGACTGCAGTCCATTGATTTAAATGTGACCATACCTTGTCATTTAAAGTAACTTCAGATGCCTTAATCTCTCCACGGTCAGTATAAATTAAAGCATTAACACTCACGCATCCCTGCACACCCGTACCATCTCGCTGAGGGATACGTCCCATGATACGAGAACCATTCACAAAGTTCATATGGTAGGGGCGATGCTTAATTTGGCCTTGGAGCATTTCACGAGCTAACTTGTTACGTGTGAAAAGACCCTCGACATTATCTGTGACAGCCTGAAGATGGACGGCCTCAGGTGCGGTAATGACCATTTCTTCACCAGGGTAATTGAATGGAAAGGCAAAAGCTCGCAGCTTAATACTTAAACTCTTTCCACAAGAACGAGAAGCAGCGTCAATATGCTTCTGTGCCTGGTTACGAAACCACGGCACTTGAAAGGGCCAGGCACGGAAACAACCATCTTCCTGCGATTCGTCAATGAAACAAAACTCAGCAAGATCGATGCCACTTTCGTCAGTAATCAAGGCATAAAGATAGCACTCTTCTTCTGTGAGCTTCTCATAAATCATTGAAGATTAATTCCTTGATTCTTGACCACTTTAAGATACCAAGCGGTTGCTGTCTCTGGCGAGCGCTGAAGAAAGACGTCGATAGCCGCTAGAGCTTTCCCAATTCTATACTCTAGGAAGAAGGAAGGATCTTTCCCGAACGCACGAGCAATCTGTTCCATCTCTTCAAAAGTAGGCTCACGCAGGCCACGCTTCATATTGTAGATAAGCTGACGAGAAATGCCAGTCTTGAACACCATGTCGCTGATAGAACGATCGCCCCATAAGACATCAAGTGCATCGAGAAATCCTAGCTCGGAGTAGTCGACATTAGTCAACTGTGCTAACCCTTGTGCTCCGGTAGAATTAGAAGCTTTCTCTTTCTTGGGAGCACTCGACTTGGCTACGTCTCCAGCGAGAGAACGGAAGACCTCAGGCTCGGAGTTCAGAATCTCAGACCAGTTAATATTACGAATCTCTGGAAATTCTTCCCGTAGTCTATGGATCTTTTTATCCCATTTAGTATCAGTCATTAAGTTCTCTCACCCAGTAGGTTTGCTTATTAGCACGAAACAGTTCATCAATTTCATCAAATTCAAGAAGTTTTTCCTGAATCCATGCAATAACATCCGACTCACGGCAGTTGAATTCAGATCGTTCTGCTTCATTAGAATTGACATGTAAAGTAATAAATCCTTGTAATTCTTTCCATAAGGTATAGGCTTTGATGACCTGTTCGTTACGATGTATGCCAAATTCTTTAGCTCGTAGAGTAAGGTTGTGGATGAAGTCAGCAGCGTTAGCGCCCTTGCTAGCATCACGGGACTTCTTATCTACACCGAGTGAAGACTTCAGGTCACGGATCTCCTTAGAGTAAAGCTGTACCATCTGCTCTAGTTTCAAGGCCGGATTACCATTATAGTCTAGGCCACCCGCCAGCATCCACTGTCCCCATCTGAAACACATCAGCTCATGCAGGAGAACACGGTCTAATTCGAGCAAATCTGATACGTTACTGAACTTATTGTCACTCTGGTATCGGTCTGATTTGTCGTTATAGAAATCTACTTCGTCCTGTGTCATCAATGGTACTGGGGCACCGGAAGGACTGACGGTTCCGAACACCTCAATATCAACTGACTCTTTAGCAAATTCGAAGTCATCGAAGTCACCACTTGTCTTCTTAGGTTTTGGCATTGTACCTCTCTGGATAGCCTACATTACATGTATCGACAGAAAAAACGATTATTTAATATTATTTCTTAAAATAGTGACTCGAACACATCGAGGTACCGCTGCTTCTGAACCTTCCAATCGAGATCTTCGGCCAAGGCATTCATATGATCCGAAAGCGAACCGAAGAGGGTTTCGTCCTGTGCTAGCTCGTCAATTTTATCAGCAAGTTCTACAATGTCTGTCTCAAAGATATCAATCATTGTCTTAGTCATGATCTGCTTTGAGACATGACCACCCACAAGACATTGCGGAGGTAGCCAACTTGTCTGAGGAGGAATACGAGAGCTAACCACGACCATACCAGTAGACACTGCCTCGTTCATTGGGAGGCAAAGCCCACCAAACTTACGAGGCATCACATAAGCATCATGGTCCCCATATAAATCTGCATAGCTATCAGGCTTACTGTAGTCGATAGTAGTGTTGCGTAAACCATGGATTTCTAGAGGTTTCTGTGACTTGATTTCTAACGTAACTGGAGACTTGACAAGACGCATCGCCTCAGCAAGCAGATAGGTGCCGTTACGATCTTCTACAGCAGGAGTCCCTGCAGTATGTAAAATCTTCGTCAAGCGATCACGACGACGGAAAGGAAGAAGGTTACGATTCACCGGGACAGGTAGATGTTCCACACGAGTAGGGAATCTCTTGACATCCTCAATGTGCCAGGTTGAAGGACTGGCTAGAAGATCTGGGAATGGCAATCCCTGATTACATAGATAATCAAGAAACTCGTAGTTATACTGCTGCACCGTCTTTACGCCCATCTCGTGAGCCTTCACATAGAGGTAATAACTATACGGTGTCTCGCATGTAAATACAATATCCAGATCCTTCAGGAATTCATCTACTACTGGGTCGTGAAAAATCTCTACGCCAGGATAGCGTTTATCATGCCAAATTGTCGCACCAGGATACATAGCCATATTTGGCTGCTGACCGGAGCAATGCGACAGGTCTACAACGAGAACCTTATCAGGGTTCATATGACGATAGAACTCGTACGTCTGAATACCCAGTCCAGTCTTGTCTGCTCGTGCTATAAGCCCTATTCTCATCAGAACACCATCCCATACTTTTCTTCGTCACCACGACCATCGAGGTTGGTGGAACGCTTCATATCATCAACACTTGGTGTGTACATCCAGAGTTTAAAATCGGACCATGCTGCTCGTCCACGATCACAGTACGGAGCGTGTACAACTCCATGCATCACATCTTCGATCATACTTCTTGCGTTCTCACTGAAATGGTCGTGCAAGATACGCTCGTAGAATTCCTTAGTGCTGACGTGCGGACGCTGGCTCCACTGGACAGTTTTCATCAGGGGTACGCCACAAATATCGCTTGGCCCAGTATCAAGCATCATATGCTCGTGCTCAACAAGGATATGAGTCTCATGGTGTAGGCGAACGACGTTAGCCGCGCCAGAAAGTACGGCTTCAGTAATTCCTGTAAATTCAATGTCGCCACACAGGGGTGTATCGTGTTCTACGAAAAGAATAGCTGGGGTCTTTACTTTAGTTAGCGCTTCACGGGTCATCCCAGTCTGATGCATGTGTTCTTCGAAGACCATCGGAAGCACATTTTCATATTCAGTATTGATCATCCAAAGGAGATTAGCTGTGTAACGCTCATACTGGTCACGCAGATACTCTTGCTCGGGTCTGATGCCGTCCACCATCACAATGATCTCGCTTTCAGGTAGACGATCTCGAATCGAATCGAGTGTCTCTCTGATGATAGCCAGACTTGGGTGACTACGAATCGGACTAGTACATACAAGTACTGTCAGATTATCCAGTAGATAATTACTCTCAGCTGGGACGCCAGATACTAGTTTGACGTCTTCATGTAGGTTATAGACAAATTGACGTTTGTAGTTTTGCCACCAAGCAAAGCAAACATTAGAATAGTGACGCCAGTTAGCAAGAACTTTCATAATATTTCCACCGACATGTTCCCAGTCTCGAATGACTTCAAACGGCAGCTCCTCTTGTCCGAAGAGACGCTGCCAATAGCGATCACCTTTGCCCTCTGGCGTTAAGGTGTCAGCTAAAGGAATTCGTCCCAGTTCAAGTGTCTCGAAGAATCGGAAGGAATCCACAGTACAGGGGCCTGACGGACAGGGAACGATACGACTATCAATGATACCATTATAGTAATCTTCGGCATCTAACCCCTGTGCGAACCCCTCTGTGGCAATCAGGCGTTTCTTGATCTCCATAGGTTCAATAGCGTCAAGGCATTCCTGTCTACGACGATGAGTGCGTTGACCTGAGAAAAAGACATCTATAGACGGATCAAAACTAGCGTCTTCACTTTCTAGGCTAGCAGAAGCATTATCTGTTTGTAGCGGAAACCCTTCCCCAATATAACGGTCAACATTACCTAGATCCTTATCGAAATCAGGGGTCATTAGATAAATGATCTTATTAGGATGCTCAATTTGCTCTACTGGAAAAACACTCTGCTCATCACTACTTAGAATAAGCACTACCCAACGTAATCTAGCGATGCTCTCATTAATTTCATCTATTTTATCAGCATGAGATCCCGCTGGGATAACTAGCACACAGCCATCATCAACGTGTTCTAAATCCTCAACTTGATGAAAATCGTATCCAGAAACAGGTTGCCACAAGACATCTCTCAAAGCCATTTTTACAAAGTCTTGATCCCAATAACCGGTTGCTGGAAACTCATCTTTGTAACTTTTAAAAACTACAGGAATCATACTGGTCTGTACTCCCAATGGTGTTCGTGATCGTAGGCAAGATGCTCGCCCTCGTAACCATGTTGACGAAGCCAAAGATGCATGTCTGCCTCGTAGGTATCAAACCCAGCAAACATGAACTCTGGATGGACTGAAATAAAAATCACTGGCTTGTGGTCTAGAATAGTCTGCTCCGCACCCTTGAGTACTTCAAACTCCGCACCTTCAACATCCATAGTGATAATCGTTGGCGCAGTGTGGGTCGCTGCATAGTCATCAATCCTAATCCTGGGCGTATCCCCAGATCTTTCGAAAATTGTTCTGAATCCATGGTTTCCAATCAGTTCTCCGTATGCGCTAGCTGGCCATCCATCACGATCTGGCTCAGCAATAATAGGTTCAATATTCTCGGGGCGAGTTTCTGTATCAGCTGCGGCAAACCCGACAAAATACCCAGCGAGAGGTTTCAGTTTGTTTGCTTCCCAGATAGCACGAATATTAGGCCATACAAGGGGATTGGGTTCGAAGGCGTGGACTTCGGCACCCCACTGAGAATAGAGGCCCGTCATGTCACCTTCTTCTGTACCAATATCATAGACTATAGGAATAATCTTGTTGTCTAACTGACAATCAACTTCACCAGCTAGAGCATCTAGTCGTTCTCGCTCCCAACCAGTAGTCCACTCAGGGCGTGCTGCACGGTGCTCTGGAAGAATAATATCCCAGCTCCCATTCAGTGTTGTCATTACCATGTCTGTCATAGACTCTCCAAAATAGTTGTCCACCGATTAAGGTAGGTGTGGTTCTTCTTAACATGCTCATGGCCTTGACGGCGTATCTCTTCACGAAGATCATCAGCTTCCAGGTAGAAATCAATCTCACGTTTTAGCTGTTCGAAGTCACCGAATTCGTAGAATACAAGATGTTTCTTATCTTCGAAGTCATCTTCCATGCCCTTGATACGGGGATGAATGATGAATCCGCCACGACCAAGAGTTTCATAGACTCGATCGCTCCAGTAGTAAGGGTAGTCGAACCCTATACACAAGCTATCCCCAACCGCAATCTTGGTAGAAGCATAGAGGTTATTGAGATCGTTACCACGCATGACGCCAGCGCCGTCGCCGCCGAAGTGAGTGAATCTATCGCCGTAGTTATTGCGCAGCCACTCGATCAACTGCGGTCGGTACGGCCACTCAGGGTGGTATCCCTTTGAGCCGACGAAGATGAGATCACGTTCAGTCGCTCTCGGATTCCAATAGCACTCAACATCGTAGACAGCAGCATGAATATAATGCCCCTTTACATCTGTCTCAGCATTGAACCAGTCAGCCATCTTCTTATCAACTGTGAAGAAATGCTGGATATTCCAATAATCATCTGAGCGCATATCGTTTTGACGTTGTAGTCCGAACCATAGATCTAGATGATAAGTTAATGTCGGGATATTTTTCTCTTTCAACGTAGATAGCACCTGAGCCATTCTCAGACCTGGTGTATCCCAGCCATGGGTATGTACCCAGATAAGAGCGTCAGAGGCTTCAGCGGCTTCAAGTACCTGCTCACCTGTGACCTGAGCCTCCTGAAGCGGGATCACTTCATGGCCAAGATTTTCGAGAGTCTTCTTATGGTGGCTCTCTGAACTGAAATCCACGCCAAAATTTCCTAGAAATGCGATCTTCATTTATACTCCCATAGATAGTCTGAAACCTGAATGCCTTTACGACG